TAGTGTCTTCTCCGTTTAAAATAAAGAAAGACTACGAAGACATTAAACTAAGCAGACTAACCTACGGAGTAAAAGACTTTGCTCTAACCGTCCCTTACCTTCAAACAGCAGACGATGCAAACGATCTTATGAAGTGGATGGTTTCAAAGGTAATGAAACCAAGGAAGTCAGTCGGAATAAAGATTTTTTCTAACCCTACTATTCAATTAGGAGATATTGTTAATATAGACTACTTTGAAAATGGAATAGACAAGGTTGATTCAAAAGATAAACGCTTTGTAGTGTATAATATAGATTATTCAAAAAGTTTGCAGGGACCAAGCATGACCATTTACGTAAGTGAGGTAGCCTAATGGCAACTGACGCAACACCAAACTCTTTTGCTATGAGTGCAACCGAGCAAGCATTAGCACAAGCAGCAATAAAAATAGCCACACCAGCCCTGGTAGCATTAGGCAGTCCAACTCTAAACATAGAGTACATGACAGACCTAATCTTTGAAGACATTGGTGGACAAGAACTAATTAATATCTCAAGAGGAGATATTATTAATGGTCAAAATATCATGTACCAGCCAATTAAAAATTTGACAAATATTCTGTTCCAATATAATCCACAGAATATATTAAAACTACAGGATACTTCAGCAACATACTTTAAGAATTTTCCAATAAGACTTGAAACCAAGATCCCCAATTGTGGAACTGGGTTTGCATATGTAAGTGGACAGAGGGTTGACAACTGCAAGATAGTTTATATGGACAAAGATCCAAACTCAATCACTTATGGAAGCATTATTATAGACTTAATCAATCTTCAATCAGATGAACAGGTAGAAGTGCAGGTGTTGTCTTCAGGGGCAATACTTAGTGATACAATATACTAGGGGAAAAATATGATAACTAACACTGGCAAAAGCATTATAGCAAAATACCTTGTGGGGCAGGCACCAGCCTATGCTTCTTACATTGCCATTGGCTGTGGGCCAATACCAATTAACTCAAATGCTACTCTGGGAGACTATTCTTCAAAAACTTCATTAGACTTTGAAATGTTTAGAGTTCCAATAACTTCACGAGGTTTTATCAATGAAGATGGAGTAAATAAAATTGTATTGACAGCAGAACTACCCACAGAAGAAAGGTATGAAATTTCTGAGGTAGGACTATATTCTGCTGGATCAAACCCTTCAGTTGGAGCATATGACAGCAAGACTGTCTATATATTTAATGATTCTGAAGGTTGGGAATATCACCCACAGAACAGTACGCCATCAACCATCTCTTCTATATTTGTTCCAATCGGAGGGGAGAGTGGATTAATCTCTGGAGAATATCCAATAAACACAACAACAAGAGCGTACGATTCTAACGGAACATTAACAAAACTACCCGTGTTTAAAACAAGCGCAGACAATAAAACTTTTACTGATGAGGTAAGAATTAACAGATATGAAAGATCTAGATTTTTAAATAGCGTAATTCTTATTCAAGGAGATAACTCAGGACTATCTGTTGAAGTAGATGGAGGAATTAAAAGACTTAAGGTTCAGTCACAGTCAAACCACATTCACTTAACTGGAGCAAATTTAGACTTTAGCAAGAACGCCCCTTCAGATGAATTAAAACTAGCATTTTCTATAATAAGCAAAAGTCAACTAGTATCAGCACCAGCCCCAGATCGTGTTAGAATACTTTTTGAGTTTGCATCAAGTGATATTCATGGTGCAGGACAATGGGCAAGGTTTGAAGTAGACGTTGACGATACAGCCTTTGCAGCAACTAATCCAACAGAGGCATCAACAACTACTCATAACTTTACAACTAGCAGATATATTACAGTTGCTAAGCAACTACAAGATTTAAGAAAAAGTTCTGGGTTTACTTGGGCCGAAGTCGATGTAGCAAAAGTTTATGTTTCTGTAATAAAAGGAACTGCTCTAGTTAGCAATAAAGCAGCAACTTCTACAACTGTAACTCTAACAACATCCGCAACACACGGATTTAGTGTTGGTGATCAGATACTTGTTAATGGATTAGGAAACTCTGCAAGGTTTGACGGATTGTTTTCAATTACTGAAGTTACACCTACTACTATCAAATATTTTAAAACAGGCTCAGTTGTTGCCTCAACTGCGGTTTCTCCAACAATAAGGATTGAATCTCCAAGTGATGACTACTATGTTGCTTTAGATGCATTTAGATTAGATAATAAATCACAAGCAAACCCCCTATATGGACTTACTGGATATTCTGTTATAAAAAACACTGGGGCAAGAACAATAGTTAAAGATGCAAATACAACTAATTATGTTGAATTTAGATTTGGCATGGATGTAGTCTAATGGCAGACAGTGGCATCAAGAAAGCAATTATTTCAAAGGAAAAATTAGGAACAGTAATCGCGTCCAACGAATATGTTGTTCGATATAGAGTTGTTTCAGAAGATAAAAATAGGGCATCTCATTGGTCCCAAAACCATATTGTGCTTTCCACACCTATTGAGACTGTTCTTGGAAATGTAAGCATCTCAAAAGAGAGCGTAAGCGTAACCTGGCAAAACCCAATACAAAGACCAGAATTTGATGTTTTTGTAGGTTTCAATAATGTTAGCCCAACATGGCATGGATCAACATTAACAAACACTTATCAGTTTATCAAAACAGGAACCCTGCCAGTAAGAGTCATAGTTCAGATAAAGTATACTGGCAATCTTAATAATGGTATATTCTCTAAAGAACTAAACTCTGATTTAGCGGTATATGATTCTGGACAGGTTCTGGTATAATAGAATAACCATGTCAATCATCCCATTACCAGAACGAGGCCAACCACTAGATGTGACCTACATCTATCAACTTGCTAGTGCAGTAAATCAGTTAGCAACAACTACTCCTGCTACAGATAAGCGTGTTCACATTAATATAGGCGGTAGTGTAGACAATAAAAACATTAATGATTTAAGGATTGTGGCTTCCGAAGTTACAATTGCAAAGCAGACAACTACAGCAGGGGAAGAGTTCACATTTCCTATCCCCTACCCATTTGAATTTAGACATAGACCAATCATAACTGCAACACCAGTAAACGTTAGAAATACTCCAGCAGGTAAAAATGTAACAGTTGTTCTTAATGATATAACTACATCTTCTGCTCAAGGAACTGTGCGATTTGGCACAAGCGGAGACCTATCTGTTGCCGTTCACATTCTTATAATGGGCATACCAAATCAATGATCAAGTGTATAAAATGCAGGTCCAGAATGTTTATTGATCGTCAATATAGTTCTGCTATGCACCTAGAAATGTATTGTTTGTATTGTGGATCAAGAAGATTTTTTAATCCACCTCAAAGTACTGCGGAGGGTAGATGGCTACTAAAAAAGGAACAATTGAGAGCGAAGGCTACAATCTCCTCCCTATAATTCCAGGGAATAAAAAAGTTTGGTTTTTAAATGGTAGTCTTGTTAGAATCCATCACTTAAATAAATCTAACGGAATAATGTCTGTTTATAATATTACTAATGATCAAATTGAAAGTTGTTTAATTAGTGATTTTAAAAATAAAAGAGAACGAGCATACACCGTAGGGCAGACTGCTGATTTAGTTAATCGTCACAAAAAGTATATGCCATCACTAATGAAACGAGGAGTCATCCCATTTCCAACGGGATCTCAAAAGGGTGGGGCTAGAGGATTTCAAATAAGATCATACTATTCAGAATCACAGGTAAGAGCCATACGTGATATACTTGCTTCATACCATATTGGTAGACCAAGAAAAGATAAATTAATAACAAATGATATTACGCCTAGCAAACAAGAGTTGACACGTAGAATGGGCGATGGTATACTTACATATACGAGAACTGAAGATGGTCGATTCATTCCAATCTGGTCTGAATCTATTTAACGAAGGGTATGAAGATGGAAAATGATTTAACTAAGGTATCTGTAACACTGGGGTACACACTTAACCTAGGAAACTTTCAATCACTAAGACTTGATCTTGGTATTGTAGATTCTAAGCGTGGTGACGAAAGCACAAACGATGCGTTTGAGCGTGTTTATAAATTTGTTGAAGATAAACTTGCTGAAAAGATTAACGAAGCAAAGTCTGAAATCAACGAGTAATGGCCGAACGCAAAGACCGAATGGCTTTGCTTTCACGCTACAGTAAACACCATACTGCAAAGTATGAGCAAAAGCCATCACTAAATTTAAATGTAGAACAATGGGCAGCAGATGCCCTTATAGAGTCCTACGGCATGCCAATGCTGTATGATTTGCTAGAGCACTATTTTAATGTAGCACAGACACCTACTTGGAATTATTTTGCATACAATGCAGAAAAAATATTGCAGGCACAAAGAGATAAACAACAAGATGACAAAGAGAGAGCAGAGCGTAGACGAATGGCAAAGGAGTGGCTAAGTGAATAATACAGAGGCTAAACTTATAACGGCAGTCCTTCAAGATAAACAGATTCACGTACTCTTACAGGCAAATGTAGACAACTTGTTAA